CCTTTAAGCGGCTGGATGATCCTGATGGTCGCATCGCACTTTGCACACTGGGAAGTCTCAACTGGGGAGCCTTCCGTAACCCAGAAGATATTCGCCGTGCTGCCCGCATTCTGCACCGCAGTCTCAATAATATTCTTGATTACCAAGACTTCTTATCCATCCAATCAAAACTGTCCAACGACGAAATCCGACCGCTCGGCATCGGCGTCACAAACCTGGCCTACTGGCACGCCAAGAGGGGCCTGCGTTACGGGGAGAAGGATGCTTTAGCCGAAGTCAAAAGTTGGATGGAACACATGGCGTTCTATCTCACAGAAGCCAGTGTGGAACTGGCACAAGAACGCGGTGCCTGCTTGGGCAGCGAACACACACGCTATGGCCGAGGTGTGTTTCCGTGGGAACTACGTGCTCGTGGTGTGAATGATCTTGCTGACTTTGCTCCGGAACTGGATTGGGAAACCCTACGCACCAACATGAAAACTCATGGTGTTCGCAACGCCACACAGATGGCAGTGGCACCTGTGGAATCCAGTTCAGTAGTGATCAACTCAACCAATGGTATCGAAATGCCCATGAGTCTGATCAGCGTGAAGGAAAGCAAGGCAGGTAGTTTTGTGCAGGTGGTTCCTGAATATCACAAGTTGAAAAACAAGTATCAGATGATGTGGGAACAAAAAGACTGCGAAGGCTATCTCAAAACAGCAGCAGTGATTGCAGCGTATGTGGATCAGAGTATCAGTACCAACACATTCTACAATCCTGCACACTTTGCAGATCGCAAAGTACCTACCACACTGATTGCGCGGAATCTCATGCAGGCACATGTGTGGGGGTTGAAAACTTTCTACTACAGTCTAATCAACAAACAAGGCAGCAAAGAGGTCGCAGAGGATGCGCCACTCATGCCCATAGACTTTGATGATGAGGAATCCTGCGAGGCTTGCAAATTATGAACAATGACCCAGATGAAGTATTAAACAATGACAATGGAATCATTGCCATGGCACTGCAAGTGTATGCAGACTGGGCAGAAGAAACCAGCGGTGATTATAAAGGTAATACATCCTTGATAGACAGAGCAAGAGAATTGAGTATTCTATTTAGAGATATGGATTCTACTCAACGATATAAGTAAACTTTGGAATGTCCAAATGCCAATACTATCAAAATTTGTATACACTTGGCCCCCGGGGGCAGCACAGATCCAATTTCATGATTGGATACGAATTCCGACTGTCGGATGTACGACAAAAAGAATTTAGAAAACAAGTAGTCGATCAAGGAAATTTACAGGTGACCAATGATGGGTATGTATGGAAAGATAAAGATTCTCTCAACACCGGTAAACCAGCTGATCCAACTTGGCAGATATATTGGACCAGATGGATCAATGAAACTGGTGTAAAATTTACAATAGAACAGATCGAAACATAACATGTCAAAACAACAATACAACCTAACAACAAAAACAGACTATCTCAGTCGCAAGATGTTCCTGGATCCTGCAGGTCCAGTCACCATACAACGATTCGAAGAAGTCAAATACAACAAGATACAAAAGATTGAGCAAACTGCTCGTGGATTCTTTTGGGTGCCCGAAGAGATCAGTCTCAGCAAGGATGCCAACGATTTCAAAGATGCGAGTGATGCTGTGAAGCATATCTTCACCTCAAACCTGCTACGCCAAACAGCCTTGGACAGCTTGCAAGGCCGTGGACCGGCACAGGTGTTCACTCCGTGTGTGAGCCTGCCAGAACTGGAAGCCTTGATGTACAACTGGAGTTTCTTTGAAACCAATATCCACAGTCGCAGTTACAGCCACATCATCCGCAACATCTATAATGTGCCCAAGGAAGTGTTCAACACCATACACGACACACAAGAGATCGTGGACATGGCGTCAAGTGTGGGCGACTACTATGACAAACTACATGAACTGAACTGCTTCAAAGAAGTCAACCCAGGATCGGTCACAGAACAAAGCCATGTTCGAGCAATCTGGTTGTCACTGAACGCCAGCTATGCCCTAGAAGCATTCCGATTCATGGTTTCATTTGCCACCAGCCTGGCCATGGTGGAGAACAAGATCTTCATTGGCAACGGCAACATCATCAGTTTGATCTTGCAGGACGAACTGCTGCACAAAGAGTGGACAGCGTTCCTGATCAACCAGGTGGTCAAAGAAGATCCACGCTTTGCGGCAGCCAAAGCAGAATGCGAAAGTGAAGTGTATCAACTGTATCTGGACGTGATTCGCGAAGAAAAGACCTGGGCCGACTACTTGTTCAACAAAGGGCCAGTGATTGGTCTCAATGCCAACATTCTCAAAGACTTTGTGGATTACACAGCAGTGGGTGCGCTCAAGGACATTGGCATCAAGTATCAATCCGCAGCACCCAGGACCACACCTATTCCGTGGTTCAACAAGCACTCGGACACTTCCAAGAAACAAACTGCACTGCAAGAGAACGAATCAACTAACTATGTTATTGGCGTCATGAGCGAAAGCCTTGACTACGACCAATTACCCAATCTATAAGGAAACAACAATGACAGCCATAGTATGGTCAAAAGACAACTGTGCCTTCTGCGATCAAGCCAAAGCTCTACTAGAGCAACGCAACATTGCATACGAGGAACGCAAAATCGGGCACGGATACACCCGAGAAGACCTGTTGGCAGCAGTGCCCACAGCAAGAACAGTACCACAGATTTTTGTGAACAACAATCACGTTGGCGGATTCACAGAACTGAGAAAATACATTGAAGAAACCGCTGGCGGATACGGAGATTAAATGCTAATAGACAAAGGCGTCAGCCCAAACGAAGTGGTCACATTCAAACTCACATCAGGTGAAGAACTGGTGGCCAGACTCAACGAAGAAACAGCCACACACTACAAACTTTCAAAGCCCATGGTGATTGCCATGGGTGCCAAAGGTCCTGGGCTCATGCCCTACCTGTTCACTGTGTCGCCGGACAAGGATATTTCCTTGAGCAAAACCACTGTGACGGTGGCAGTGGCCAGCGATAAAGCCTTTGCTGACCAGTACATGCAGAGCACCACTAATATCCAGTTGGTGTGACATTTTTCTCCCATAAATAATGCATGGGACATAGATTTGTGATCATGCGGCGTGATCTGCTTGAGGTGTATGATCACTATGAAGATATCCCCGATGATCTAGACCATGTGATCGAATTTGTTCCTGAGATACCGCCTGAGCCGCACACAGCCCAGCAGCATGAAGAGATTGAAGCATGGCCGGATCTCTTTTTACGACTCATGGAGATTGAACATGCCCGCAGCAGCTAGAAAAGGTGATCAAGGAATTCCACATTGCAGTGGATATACCATCGCGGCCGGCAGCGGCGATGTTTTTATCAATGGTATTGCTGCCGCCAGGCAAGGTGATAACAGTACCCCACATCTAAGACCCGGACCGGGCAAGCCGCCTTGTAGCCCTCACTCTGCCGCAATCTCTAGAGGAAGCTCTACAGTTTTCGTAAATGGAAAACCATTGGCCAGAGTAGGTGATCCACTCACAGGATGTACAGCCGTGTCACAGGGCAGCCCGGACGTTTTTGCAGGATAACCCATGGTCACAAGTGTATTAACACCTTTACAGATGATTGCCGGCGCCACGCTCAGTAACAATGGTGGTGTGAGCATAGCCAACACCTGGATCGCCGCTGTTGGCAGCTATACCGGTACCACACTGATTTCAAGTTATTTTGCTGCTGTAAATGCCGTTTATTCTAATACTACCGCCAATATTAGCAATGCCACATTGAGCAGCATGGTTACCTTTTGTTCGGGCACTGTACCGGCCCTGGCCGACAACACACCTGCGGCCTACAGTAATTTGGGAACCAATGCACTGTCGGGATTCACTGGCATAGTGACTTCTCAAGGCAACAGTTATCTTGGCAATGGCAATGTCACTGTGTTTGCACAGGTTTTCTCTTCTGCTCAAGGTTATATACTCACTGCCAATGACTACATCAATACCAGTGTAAACAGTCAGACATATCTTGGTTCTACCTTTACTAGCATGAACAGTCTGATCACTGGCAATCTCAGCGACGCCACTCTGGCCATGAACACATTTGGCACCGACCTTGCGGCGCTGGGACAGTTGATTGATCTGGCCAATCTAGGAAACTTTGGATCGCCTGCGGCTGTGTTTCGTCAGTTGGCCACGCTGACCAACATCACTCCTGAGATCAGCGCAGCATTGACACAGGCCGGACTGGATCAAGCCAGCATTGACAATCTTACCGATCCCGGTGTGAATGTTGATACCAATGTGCAGAGATTGGCATATATCGGCATGCAGAATATCACAGGCACGGCTTTGGAACAAGTGTTGGCTGTGTTTGGCGTGACCACTGCAAACATCACGACCATGGCAGATCTGTTGAATCCTGTAAAGATCTTTCCCAACAGTTTTCCCAGTCTCACAGTGAGAACTTACAATCAAGATGCCACAAGTGTGCTGCGGGCCATCTATGACAACAGCCAAGGTGTGGTGAATTCAAAATTGCTGATCTATTTGCCACAGTATGTGTTGACCTTGGCTGCACCAGGTACCATCACATATGAACGACTCAGCAGGATCATACCCGCCGACCAGGCCTTGGCAAACAAAGCCATCCAAGTCAGTTTGCAGCAGATTAAAAATATAACCACTCTCACATTGCCTCAACTGTCCGCAGCATTCAGCAACATGCAGACCACTAGAGACTTGCCTCTAATATCTGCACTGCAAGAGGCAGTGCCTGCATCGGTGGCTGGATTCTATGCCAATACCTATGCCACAGGAACTGGCCCCAATGGTACATTGGTACTGTCTGATGTATTGGGAGCAGCAGTGGGCATACCATTCACCAGTGATCTCACCAATGTGACCACTACCATCAATTCAATGACCACCGCAGGGATACTGGGCACATTAACTGTGACTTACAACAGAATGCAGAATACTGTAAACGGCGACTATTATGATTCAGCCACTGGGAATATTGTGATTCCTGCAGGTCCCGGAGCAGGAACATACGGAAATGTAAATTCTGCATTGAGTGCTTTGATCAGCAATGCGTCATCAGAGGTATCCAGTATCCAAAGTTCTTACCCTACCCAAAGTGCTACGCTCAATACCAACTTCACCGGCATGGCGTCAAGTATCGTGTCAGAGAATAACAATCTGGCCCTGGCTAGTATAGATATTCCCAACTTGTTGACCTCGGGCCGCGGCCCAGTGATGAGTTTTGTACAAAGTCTACCCACCTATGGAGTCAACACCGAGGAAAACGGGCCCAGCCAATTCCTAGAAACTGTGGCCAATCTTGACAGTCAAGGCGGGCAGGCCATAGTGGCCTGCTTGAGGGAAGGAAGGAATGCGGCTGCGTTGAGTGCGGTAAATGTGGGCGTGGATACCAACAT